ATTTCCAGCACCTGGCCGCTGCCCGGCTGCACGCCGCCGCCGCTCGGCAGGGCGGGATCTCGGACGCGGCTAAGGCCCACCACACCAAGTACGCCGCGATGCACCGCGGCATCGCCGGGCGCACCCCCGGCAAGGGCACCGCCAGCGAGCGCAGGCCCAAGGAAGCTCAGCTTCGCTCCGGTGAAACCCGGGCACCCTCAACAGGCAAGACCCAAGGCCCCAACGTAGGTGAGCTTGGCAAGGCCGCCACGGGCAGCCACCGGCTGCCCAAGGGCGCAGCGGCGCTGACCAAGGAAGGCCGCGCCAAGGCGTACGCCCACGGCCACGCGCTGCCCCCGCCGCCAGGTGGCGGGCCGCACGGCTTCCCGGTGACTAGCCCCCAGTCCTGGGATGACGCCCGCCGAGCGGTCGGCCGCGCTGGCAGCCCGGCCCGGCGCGAGCAGTTGAAGCAGCTACTGCGGCGCACCGCTGCCCAGTACGGCAAGACGGCCGCGCTCAAGAAGTCGTGGGCCGCATCCAACGTCTACGCCGCCCTGGAGTTCGCCATGGCCATGCAGTCGTTCCCGATCACCGGCCCGCTGGACCTGATCATCAGCCGGGACCCCGAGGACGGCAGCGCCGTGGTCCGGCACCGCCGAGGCGGCGGCGAGATCGTCCGCATCCGGCACGCCGATGACGGCACCTGGCGCATGTCCCGGGACGGTGAGGACGGCGAGCCGCACACCCGCCAGCGCGGCGCGCTGCTGGAGTTGATCGGCGCGCACAATCACGCCGCCCCGAGCCCCTACCATCGGCAGCCCGCCTCCGCTGCCGAGCCGGTCCAGCAGGTGGCCCAGCAGACCGACCTGATGCAGATGTACGGCATCCCGGCGATCAACCCCAGCCTGAGCAACACCGACCTGGCGGCATCCACCCCGGTCACCGGGGCATCGGACGGACCCCGGGTCACTACCGGGCTCGGGCAGCGCGGCCAGACGATCTACAAGAAACTCCGCGGCCGGGGCTTCCCGCACGCCCGCGCTCACAGCTTCGCCCGCAGGGCAGAGCGGAAGGCCAGCGGGTGAGTCTCGCACTGCTCACCCCGTTCACCGGGGCAGCCGCCAAGCAGGCAGGCTCCCGGTGGCGGAAGAAACTGCTGCCGCTCGGGGAGATCCACTACAAGGGCCGGGTGCTCAACTTTGACCGCGGCTACCTGGCTGGCCTGGTGGAGTCCTTCAAGAGCCGGGCCTACGACCAGGTGCCGTTCCAGCTTGCTGGCGATGAGAACAAGCACACCAACGACGTGGAGCGCACGGGCGGCCAGATCACCGACATGGCCCTGGAGCCGGACGGGCTGTGGATCGAGGTAGAGCCCACCAAGCGCGGCCAGGCGGTGCTCGCAGACAACCCCGGCGTCGGCGTCTCGGCCCGGATCGTAGAGGGCTACGACCGGTCGGACGGCAAGAACTTCGCCCGCGCCATCCAGCACGTGCTCTGCACGCTGGACCCCCGCATCCCCGGCATGGGCGGCTGGGAGGCCGTCGCCGCCGCCAACGACGTCCAGGTCACCGTCGATCTCAGCGGTGAGTCCTTCACCCTCTCGGAGGAAACAGCCATGCCAGATCTCGATGAGGCGCAGCAGCAGAAGCTCGCCACGCTGCTCGGCCTGGATGCCGACAAGCTGGCCGCGCTGATCAGCCAGATGCCCGAGGGCACCGCGCCGACCGCAGGCGACGTCGGCGGCGAGGGCGGCGATCCGCCCGAGGGCGATCCCGACCTGGCCGCGCTGGAAGCGCAGATCGACGCCATGTCTGATGAGGAACTGGCCGAGTGGGAAGCCAGCCTGAACGCCGAGGATCTGGAGCCCGAGCCCGCCACCGCGGGCCTGGCCACGCCGACCGCCATGGCGCTGGAGCTTGCCCAGGCGACCGGCGATGAGAACGCCCGGCAACTGGCGATCATCCAGGGCCAGCTTGACGGCGAGCGCTGGGCTGGCGAGCGGCGCAGGCTCATCGCCGGAGGCGTGCCCCCCGTGGTGGCCGACCTCGCCCAGCCGCTGCTTGAGGGCGCGGGCCACGTGGTGGACCTGGCAAACGGAACCTCGGTGGACGCCGGGCAGATCGTTCGTAAGGTCCTAGCGGAGTTCGCCCGGGTCACCCAGTCGCTGGACATGGGCGTGGAACTGGGCACCGCGATGGAGCCCGAGGACGCCGAGTCCGAGGCGGCCAAGGCCCGCGCTGACGTCGTGGCCCGCGCCAAGGACCAGTTGGGCCTGGTCTGAGCCATGGCCCGTCTCCTGGTCACCACCACGTTCACGATCCCGGCATCCGGCTACGCCCAGCCCGCCAAGACGATCAAGGCCGGGACGGTGGTCGAACTGTCCTCGGCCGAGCAGGCAGCGGTGACTGGCGCGGGCGGCACGTTCCGGGCCACCACCTACCGCGACCAGCTTGGCCTGGGCGTCGGCGTCACCAACAGCAACTAGCGAAGGGGTCAGCGACATGACCGCAGTTCTCCCGCACTACAAGCAGGGTGCGGCGTCTTACCAGGTCAGCGCGCTGGTCTTTGGTGGGCAGCTTGTGGAGCCTACGACGATCACCGCAGGCACCACCGACCTGACCGTCAAGCCCGCAGGCGCTGCCTCGACTCACGTCCTCGGCGTGGTCGGCAAGGACGCCAACGTGCTCGCCGCGGGCCTGCCCGCGGTCAACACCTACGGCGCGCAGCAGATCGACATGAGCGTCCTCGATGACTTCGTGTCGGTCTACTACGGCGGCGTAGACATCTGGGCCTGGTACTCCGCCGCGGTCACCCCCGGTGGCAAGCTGCTCGCCACCGCCAACGGCACGGTTGGCCCGGCAGGAGCCGGGCCAGCCGCAGATCAGGTAGTCGGGATCTGCACACACCCAGGCGGCGTTGCAGCCGCACAACTCACCCAGGCGATCGGCGGGATTGGTGCTACGTCGTTCTTCCTGGGCCGGGTTCGGATCTTCTGAGGGGAATTGACTCATGCCCACGCCAGCACGCGGATACAGCGATTCCCCGCGGGTAACTGTCGCTGAACTTCTCAAGGACCCGCTGACCATCCCGGCGCTGATCCTCGACATGACCCGCAACGAGTTCATCGTGGACTCGGTGCTGCGTCCTGGCGGGTCAGCCCCGAGTGGCGCGGTTCGCTTCGCGGAGTCCACCCCGCTGTACGCGGACGACTTCCCCGAGATCCGGGCCGAGTTCGCTGAGGTCCCGATCGTGCCCACCAGCGTCGGGCTGCCCCGCGTGGTGTTCGCGCATGAGCGGGCGATGGCGATCATGGTCAGCGACGAAATGCGCCGCCGCCAGTCGGTAGACCCGGTGACACGCCAGTTGATGCAGGTCAAGAACACGATGACCTACTCCTGGAACACCGCCTTCTACTCGGCCGTGGTGGCCAACGCCAACATTCAGACGCTGGCCGTGGCCAACACCTGGGCGTCGGCTGGCGCGACAATCCGGGCCGACCTCGCGCAGGCCAGCTTCCTGGTGGAGAACGCCTCCACCACTGCCCCGAGCGGGATGACGCAGTGGCTCGGCTTTGAGGCCGACACCTTGATCATCAACCACGGGACCAAGAACACGCTGCTGCAATCGAACACGTTTGCGGCTCCGTACGTGGGCGACATCGCGTCCGAAAACCTGCTCTACACCGGCACGCTGCCGCAGAAGATCCTGAACCTCGACGTCATGGTCAGCCGCCAGGTGCCCGCGGGCAACGCGATCGTGATGCAGCGCAAGCGCTGCGGCTTCATCGCGGACGAACTGCCCTTCATCGCAGGTCCGCTGTACCGCGATGAGCCCCGCAAGACCTTCCGCTCCGACACCCAGCGGGCGAGCGCTATCGGCCTGGACCAGCCGCTGTCGATCTGCCTGCTGTCGGGAGTCTGATGTCTGCCTACCAAGCCATCGTCAACCTGTCCGTCCCGCGGGTCGGGGACCCCAACCGGGAAACCGACCTGGTGCTGGCCGGGGAGACGATCGACCTCACCGACGACATGGCGGCCAAGTTCCTGCCCCCGCTCAAGGCGTTCCCCATGATCCGCTCGGCCAAGGACTCCACCGAGCCGCTGCCCCGGCTGCACCCCAAGCAACTGTCCGGCATCGCCATCAACCAGCGGACCGGCCAGCGGATCGGCAACCCCGGCGTGCCCGAGAACGCCCGCCCGGACCCGCCCGGCTCCAGCCAGGTCACGGTGCTGGAGCCGCCCGAGGCCAACGAGCCGCAGCCAGGCAGCGAGGACTCGCCGCCGCCCCCGGACCAGGACGCCGTGGACATTCCGCCCCGCGCCGCCCGGCAGCGGAGGGGGTCATAGCCCATGCCCGCCAGCCCGGCCACGCTCCGGCTCACCTGCCCCCGGTGCAGGACCCTGCGCATGTTCGTCGCCATCGACAACGTGGTGACCTTCCGGTGCTCAGCGTGCGAGTGGTACTACACCCTGTCTCCCGTCGCGCCCACCGGCACCAGCAACGCGGCGCTGGCCGTGGGCGGCACGGCGATCGGCGTGGCGAGCGGCGGCGCGAGCTTCACCAGCGGGATGCTGCTGCTGCTCGGCACCGGGGTGCTGTCCGAGGTAGTCACCGTCAACGGGTCAGCCACGGCGACCTCGATCCCGATCACCGCGGCGGTCCGGGCTCACGGCTCGGGCATGACGTTCGGCCAGCTTGCCATCGCCCCCCGGGACAGCGGCATCGGCGTCGGCGGCGCGGTCATCCCCGCGCCTAGCTGGGGGTACTGATGGCCCTGTCCCGGTTCGTGGTGACCAACACCGTCACGGTGGCCCCTGGCGCGGCCACGGGCGGCACCTACGGGTCGGCCAGCGTCCCTGCCACCGCCTGGAACGAACTGTGGGGAGTGACCTTCCAGCGCGGCCAGGTGATCATCTGCGATAGCTCGGCAGGCAGCACCCCATCGCAGCTTCTCTACCAGGCGATCGGCGCGGGCAACCTGCGGGCGTTCGTGCAGGGCCAGGACGACGTAGGCCATGCGGGCCTTCACAACTAGGAGGCCGTCATGGCGCTCAACCCCCGGATGGTCATCACCGACACGCTGGTGACCTGGGACGGCGGCACGTTCCGGGTGAAGGCCGGAACCGTGGTGGACATCGCCCCTGGCTCACCTACCGAGACGGCCTACGGCGGCGCGGGCAACCTCACCACGATGAGCGCTCAGACGGCGCTGAACGTGGCCGATGGCACCAACCCTGACGGCCTGTACCGGGGCAGTGGATGACCACCCCGGCCCCGGAGATCCTGTACGCCAGCACCGACGCGCTCAAGCTGGTGCTGGACTCCACCGACGCTGGGACCGGCACCGCCGCGCAACTGAGCGATGAGCAGTTGATCATGGCCATCACCGCGGCCACCGACCGGGTGAGCCTGTACGCCAACACCGAGTTCACCGACCCGGTGCCGAGCCTGATCACCAGCCTGACCCTGGACCTGGCCAGTTGGTGGGCGACCACGTACTACCTCAAGCAGAAGGACATGGGGGCCAACCACCCCGTCCAGCTTCGCTACATCGAGGCGATGAAGGTGCTGGACGCCGCCCGCAAGGGCGAGGTCAACCTGCTCGGCCCCGGTGCCGATGACGTGGCCGACTCGGCGGCCGGGGCTCCGGTCGGCGGCCTGGTGATCAACCGCATCCCCACGATCTTCACCGGCCAGGACAGCAACACCAAGGTCTACGGCGGCGTGCTGTTCCCCGACACCCCACCGGACCGCGGCGGGCCACGGCCAGGCGTCATGCCGACCGCCTACGACTACATGGGAGCGTGGGAGTGATGCCCGGCACGGCCGCGCCCGAGCTTCGCGCCCTGCTGGAGCGCACCCACAGCGGCACCGGCTGGCTGCGGGGCTCGGTCACGATCGACCAGGTGTACGCCCACTACCAGCACGAACGGATGGACCTGCGGCACCCCCGCGGCGGCGGTCCCAAGTACCTGGAGTGGCCGCTGTTCCGGCACTTCGGCGTCTGGCTCCAGAACATCGCGGACAGCTACTACGAGGACGGCGGCGAGCGCGCCATGCGCTACGCCATGGAGGATCTGTCCGACCTGGCCGAGCTTGCCGCGCCGTGGGAGTTCGGGGACCTGATCCACTCCGGCCACCCGCAGGTCACCCGCGGGCTGCGCGACGTCTACGACCGGGCACCCAAGCGGCACCGGCTCACCGAGGCCGAGCTACGGCAGAAGAACCGCTGGCGCTGGCCCGGACTGCCGAGTGCGCTCAAGGGCTGGATCTACTGGCACAACACCGCGAGGGGCCGGATGGGCCTGCCACCGCCGAGGCGTGGTGCCGCATGACCGCGCAGACGAAAGTGATCATGGACTGGATCGCCAGCCTGGGCTGGGATGACCGCCAGGAACTGGGCTATCCGCTGAGCCCGGGTCCGTACGTCCCCCCATCGCCAGATCGTCTCCTGGTGATCACGGGGGGCGGCGGGCCTGGCTACATCACCGAGGAAGCAGCCCTGGACGGGTCCAACTTCCAGGCCCTGCTCCGCGGTGCGCCCGAGGACCCGCTGGGCGCGGAGGAAGCCGCCCAGCTACTCGACACCATGATCCTGCGCGCCCAGTTCCCGGTGCAGATCGACGGGACCTGGATCGCCAACTGCACCCGGGTCGGCAACGGACCCAGCCCGCTGCCGTGGGACGTCACCGATCAGCGCACCACGTTCACCAGCAACTACACGATCGTGACGGGAGTCTGACATGGCAACCGGACCGCGGGTCACGCTCGCCCCGATCCCCTTCAACCTCGGCGCGGCCGGGGCCACCTACATCGCCGCCACCACGCCCGGCTACGACCTCGGCTCCCCGTCTGCGATCACCGCCTGGGGCACCGCGCTCGGTGTGCAGATCCCCAACCCGTCCGGCAACGTCATGCTCGGCTTCGCCTGCGGCGGCACCGCTGGCGGCGTCTGCCAGGTGCTGGTCGGTGACCTGGTGGGAGCCACCGGCCAGGTGCTGCCCGCGACCACCTACCAGTACACGATCGCCGCCAACTCGGTCGGCTGGCTCGGCCCGTGGAACGCCGCCACCTACAACCAGCAGGCACCCACCCTGGTCACCTACGCCGGGGCGATCAACACTACCGCACTGACCGCTGCCGCGCAGGGCTGTGTCGTCGTGGACTTCACCACCACGACCACGCTGGCCGTCCGCGCCTACTCCCTGATCCCCGCTTAGGAGGCCCGCCATGTCCGAGCCCGCTGCGCCTGCCGCCAAGGCTCCCGCTCCGCCTCCCGCTGCGCCAGCGCCAGCCCCGCAGCAGGCCGCCCCGGCTGCTGCCCCCGCCGCGACCGGGCCGCTATCCGAGTCCGAGCAGCGCCAGCTT